GCCAATGTTCACGCTTGGATGGCTGCAAACGAGCCGTCCTACGCTGGCAGTGAGTCTTTAATGGATGCGCCGCAAAAGGTTTTGAGCGACTTGGTTAAGGCTTGGGACGATGTCAGGGTTAACTTTGTGGAGGCGGAGAAATGAAAACAATTGAAGAAAAACTAAATGAAATGGAGCAACGTCATACGGCGGAGATTAAGGCTTTCCGTGAGGAGTTGGGGCAGGCCAAAGAAGCTGATGAAAGGATTCTTGGCGGGATGTTTAGGATTGATAGTATTGATGGAAGTTGGTGGTTAACAGATGTCCATACCGATTCACTTGAAATTGATCCAAAACAAATCAAACAAATCAAAGCCATTGAAGACATTCTGAAGGCTGCAAAATTAGGATCAATTCTTGGCGTTCAAGATTCGATTACAAAAGCTGAAGAACTCGGCCTGAAATTCTAATCAAACAACGTGGGGAGCGCATACGTATCACGCTCAATAAATACAAATTTAACAACTGAGTTACAATGGACGCAGCAAAATTAAAACGATGGGCGAGATTAACAAACGAACTCGCAAGCGACATCCACGAAACTGCTAAAAGCAAGGGCTGGTGGGACGGCGAGCGCAACGACGGCGAGCTTATAGCTCTATGCCACAGTGAGCTTTCAGAGGCTCTAGAAGCTCTCCGGGAAGACATCGAACATGATGACAAGGTTCCTCAATTTAAAGGCGTCGAGGCAGAGCTTGCGGATGTCGTCATTCGGATTTTTGACATGATAGCTGCCAGAGGGTGGAACATTGCAGGGGCTTTGATAGCAAAGGCAGCTATGAACAAAACACGGCCAAAAATGCACGGAGGAAAGAAGTTCTGAGAACGTCGCAAGAGATCAAGTCTCACGCTGTCAGAAAAGCCGTCCAGGGATGCAATGAGTTTGCGACCAGGCTTAATGTCATCGACTCATACCTGGGCGAGTTGGTGGCAGAATTGAAGCAATTCGGATCCGTTAACATTCCGAGGATTGGAAAACTGACGTCGGTTGAAGATGATGGAGAGGTGATTATTAGGTTTAAAGCGAAACCTCAACTTAGGAGTGAAATAAATGAGCGATAACATTTTAACGATCAAATGCGCGGACGGAACGCCAATTAAAATACCACTGAAAGATTTAGCTATTAAATCGGTTGATATTGATGGCGAGGTTGTTTGGATAAAGCCTGATGTAAATGAGGATCTATGATCCAGAAACAAAGACCCGACTTATCTAACCACTTCGCAAAACTGCATGAGCTACTCGGTGACGAAGATCCCAAAAAGGAGAAAGCTAGCAGGTTTACGCTGGCAAGGTTTTTGGACTCGAAAAAGATCAGCTACATGACAGCTTTAAACGCTCTCCAATCTGCGGGCGTAATATCAGACAACGTCGTTTCATTTTGCGAGGATGTTTACCCAGCGGATCAGGTTAGCGCGGTTAAGTGGCTCAAAAAAAATACATACACTAATGACGAAGGCAACCAATATATAAAGGGTTACAATGGATGACTATTACAAATTTTTAGACAGTAAAAGGCAGTTATCAGGCGAGTACGGGTTCAATCCGGTTTACATGCCAGACCAGGCTTTTGATTTCCAAAAGTCGCTTATTGAGTGGTCTTGTTTAAAAGGCAGATCTGCTATTTTTGCAGATTGCGGACTTGGCAAAAGCTTAATGCAGCTCGCATGGGCGCAAAACGTGGTCCAGAAGACAAATAAAAACGTCTTAATTTTAACACCTCTAGCGGTGTCGCATCAAACCGTTAAAGAGGGATCCAAGTTTGGAATTGAATGCGCTAAGTCAAGCGATGGAAAAGTTAAAAGCAAAATCACGGTAACGAATTACGAGAGGCTTCATTATTTTGATTCAAGCGACTTTGTTAGCGTGGTTTGCGACGAGTCTAGTATTTTGAAAAATTTTGACGGCAAAATCAAAAGCCAGGTCACAGAGTTTTTGAGAACTATTGAATACAGGCTTTTATGTACCGCCACGGCGGCTCCTAATGATTTTATCGAACTCGGGACATCCTCAGAGGCTCTAGGGCATATGGGATTCATGGATATGATAGGCAGGTTTTTTAAGAAAACTGGATCCACAACATCCAGAAAAGACGAAAACAGATCAGGTATTTACAATTTAAAAGGCCATGCCAGAAGGGATTTTTGGAGATGGGTAGTAAGCTGGTCTAGGGCCTTAAGAAAGCCGTCTGACTTAGGGTTTGAGGATTTTGATCACGCCCTACCAGAATTGATAACAAAGCAACACGTTGTCCAATGCAGGTCTAAAAACCCTGAATATCTTTTTGATATGCCAGCATTTGGGTTACAGGAACAGCGCGCCGAAAGATCTAGGTCTGTCAGGGAAAGATGTGAAATGGCAGCTGAAATTGTTAACTCAAAAGAATCATGCGCTTTAGCTTGGTGCTATTTAAACAAGGAAAGCGAGATGTTAAAATCTTTGATAGATGGAGCCGAAGAGGTCAAAGGGTCGGATGCCGACGAAAAAAAAGAGGAATGTTTCGATGCTTTTGAAAAAGGTCAAATTAAATGCTTGGTGACTAAACCTACTATAGCTGGGTTTGGTCTTAATTGGCAGCATTGTAACAGGATGACATTTTTCCCGAGCCATAGCTTTGAACAATGGTATCAGTCAATTAGAAGATGTTGGAGGTTCGGCCAAAAATCAAACGTCACAGTCGATCTAATAACAAGCGAGGGGGAGCTTGACGTTTTAAGGAATCTTAAAAGAAAAACAGACCAAGCTGAAGAAATGTTCGGCAAAATGGTCGCGCTAATGAGAAACGAACTAAATATCAAAACCGTAGACAATCACAAAACTCAAATTCAATTACCATCATGGCTGTAAAAAATCAAATAATCGAAAAAGAATACGCAATCTATAACGCTGACTGCATGGAGGTCATGCCAGCAATTGAAAAAGACAGCATTGATTTTTCTATCTATAGCCCTCCTTTTTGCGGGTTATATCACTACAGCAGTAGTGAGCGGGATTTTTCAAATAACAGGTCATATAAAGAGTTTTTCGAGCATTATTCTTTTTTAATCAAAGAGATAGCTAGATGCACTAAACCTGGGAGGCTTACGGCTGTTCATTGCATGGATGTCCCTGGAAAAGGAAATGGAGATACAGCGGTAATGGGGTCAGGGGCAAACGCTGGAACAGGGTTGATAGACTTTCCTGGAGACATTATTCGAGAGCATGAGAAGCACGGGTTTCATTTTTGCGCAAGATACCACGTTTGGAAAGAGCCTTTAGGGGTCAGAAATAGGACGATGGCTAAAGGCTTGGCTCATAAGCAAATAGTTGATGACAGCAGTTTGTGCGATGTGGCTAGCGCTGATTATCTTTTGATGTTCAGGAAAAGCGGCGAAAATAAAATCCCAGTATCACACCCAACTGGTCTAACTTCGTACGCTGGATCAAGGCAAATGCCGACCGAGTTACTTCCCTACAAAAACTGGACCGGAAAACAAACAGGAAACAGATTCAGTCATTGGATTTGGAGGCAGTACGCAAGCGCATTTTGGGACGACATAAGAATTGACAGAGTTTTGAAATACAGCGAAAGCCGGGATTCCGAAGACGAAAAGCACGTACACCCTTTGCAGCTTGACGTTATTGAAAGAGCTATTGTTTTGAGGTCAAACCCAGGCGAAACAGTCCTCACTCCATTTATGGGCGTCGGGTCCGAATGCTATGGGGCCGTAATTAACGGGCGCAAAGCGATAGGGGTTGAGCTGAAAGAATCGTATTTCAACCAGGCTAAAAAGAATTTGGAACACGCACTCGAAACAGAAGCGGAAAGAATGTTACTATGAACGACGATGACATCTGCCAACTATGCGGCGATCCGTCCGAAACGGCGCGGAACATTTGTTTCGACTGCTTGGAGGCGGTCGAGGGGAAACATGCTTTTAAAAAGGCGGCAACCAAACAGGAGGATGAATGCAAGAATTGATCGATAAGTGGAATATTGAAAGCGAGTCGTGGGGCGAATGCGAGGCTTTGGCCTTAAAAAGATCAGATAC